GCGAGGAAGAGGCAGGTGGGAAGCTGGGAAGACCATCCTGGGCTGTGGCGGAGAATCAAGACCGACGCCGCACCGAGAATGCACCATGCCCCCGCAACGCTCCACCAAGATCCCCACAAAAACGTCCAATGCGCGGCTCTGCCTGTCAAAAGCCCGCGCCACGCTTCGACGAGCCCAAGCCAGGCAAGCGCCCCAGCGAGCGAGGGCGAACGGAAGCATCGCACTGGCTCGGTCGCGAGCGAGATGAGGATCGCAAGTCCCGACCACCCGACCGCCCAAACCCATCCCGCACGCGACGGGTTAAGGTGGGGCACTGACGCCCATGTTACCACGGGAGCCAGCGCCCACCAACCCGTCCACCACAAGTTACTTCGGATTGTGGTAGATAATGCAGGCACCGTTGGTAGCTACCGACAGGTCGGTCTGCAAGATATACGGCGCAGGCCAGTCTGAATCCTGCGACCGGTTGTCTGTGTCCTGCACCAAGTCGTCGATGAACGTGCCCTGTGTCTGGTTTTGGTCTCCGGTTCCAATCGTGGCACGATCAAGCAGCGCACAGGTATCCCCCGCGTCATCCGCGATGAGGCGAAACCCGTAGATCACATCGCCAGCGGCAAACGTGCCGACGGAATCGGTATTCGACGTCACGACAGTCGTCTCAAACGGATACTGCGACGGCGGCAAGGTGCCAGGCTTGACGGCCCACGCGACGCCTCCCATCGTCAGCGTGATCGCCATGATCACGACAGCGAACCATCCCATCCACTTCCTCATGCGTCCTCCTAGAGTCCTGGATCCGTTGACTGACTGGACAAAAAGCGGCTGACCGCCAGACGCCTTCGAATGCGCTCCCGATCCCGCTCGTAATCGCGTGACGTCGTGTTGTAGTGGTAGGTCGTCCACCACCGTCCGCGTCGAAAGACCACATGAGGAGACGTCTCCCCCGTAGCCCAGTCGGACGCGTGCGACGGCCCAAGACCCAGCGCAGGCAACGGGGCGCGAGTGCTCGGCATCAGGCGATCAGCTCGTTATTCGCTTACGATGTCGGGGGGTTGGCTGCTGACCAAAAACGCCGATTCCACGCCATCCACCCGTAACGCGCCCGCACGGACGCCTTGTACGCGCCAGTATTCTCGTCGCGGAACATCCGAATCTCCGCCTTGCCGCGCCGGTAGAAAGTAATCCCCTTCTTCGCAATGCCGAGGTAGAACGTGCTCGCGTTGGCCGAGAGATAGCGCCACTCAAACGGCTTGCACGTCTTGTACCACGGGTTGCGGTCATTGTAGTCCGTCTGCGGGAGATACTCCGACTCCAACGTCTGGAATGCCTCGTCCCGCAACTGCGGCGGGTGGAGGAGGATCTTATCCCCCATGGACATGATGTCGATGACCTCATCACGCTCGTTCTTCGCGTTGGTCACGCCCATCAAGTTGTACAGATCAGCGTAGCCCGCCACATTCAACGACAACCCCGACTTCGAGTTGTAGTACGTCCCGCCGCCCTTGCTGGTGTTCTCATTTCCCACCAGGTTAAAGAACGGCTTCGCGTCATAGGCCAGCCCATCGGTGTTCTGCGACAGCAGCCCAGCGATCACGTTCTTGTAGCTGGCATCCCCTGCCGTAAAACCGCCCTTGGTAAAGAGCTTGGCCGCATGCGTCTCTTCCGTCCGACGCATCGCCTCACCCCAACTGGTCACGTAGCCCTGCACAAGATCTTTCGTCTTCGTGAGCGGGAAGTCCTCGACCTCGTTCTTAGTCAGCTCCAACCCGTCGTCGAAGTCGCGATAGACCGCGTAGGCCGTGAAGCCTTCCGAGGGACGTCGGAACGTCACCGACGTATTCTCAGTCGACTTCTCCACCAACTGCCCCGACCCGATCGCCGTCGTGCGCTGGTCATACGCGCCTTCCGTCGGCGACTTGACTTCGAAGATCATGTCGATCTTCGAGTCCACTTCGTCATACGCCTCCCAGAGCCAGTCGTAGACGTCTTGCACTAAGCCTTTCGGCCAATTGCCTAATGCGCCAATCTCGTTGCCCACACCAAGGCAGGCGAAGAAACTGCGCAACAGTTGCAGGATATACATCCGTCCTCCGTTAGCTACGTGTTAAACCACGCCAGCCGGAACCGCCAAGCGCGGGTGAATACGACACAAGACGCTGACGACCGTCCCCGCCGGATTCGTGGTGCCTTTGTCGATGAGCTGGATCACGTCTTCCCCGGACGCGGTCAAGTCCACGCCCTGGATGCTGCTGGAGACGCTGAGGTCACAGAGTTTGCCGCGCATCGTGTCGGCCCACGTCCCCGTGTTGATGGGCACTTCGTAAACGCTGTCGAACGAGAGATCGACTGGCATCACCGTAGCGCCTGCGGTCGCAGACGCGGTGAAGTCCTCGTTAAACAACGCATGGCCGATAATATCCACGTCGCCCGCCACAGCGATCTGAATCCGCCCGTTGGCATCGATCGTGACAAATGCCCCACCCTTTTTCTTGAACACCTCAGACGCCGCCACCGGCCACTCGAACACCGTGTGGTTGTGGCCTTGCCGACGTCCGTATTCCGTCGATTGTTGAGCCATCTGGCCCTCCTCTAGAAGTGTCGTGAGGCTAGGTCGCTAGTCCTCAAAGTTGTCGCGGAGGAGTGTCACGCAAAAGAGCGGAGCGTCACGCAGCGAGGACGGAAGGCGGCACGTCCGGTGGAGCGGTCACACGGGGAGCGGGGAGGTCACGCGCACAGGAAGCTTTCCAACTGATATCCTTATCCTCGATACGTTGCGGGAATCTTCCGACCCCCGGCTTTCGCCTGATCCGCCCGCGATTTCCACTTCGCGTAATATTCGGCACGGGTCAGATTCACGCCATCGTTCAAAATCGCTTGGAAGTCCGTCTCTTGCTCTTTCGTCAAACGAATCCCGACGGGCTTGGGCGAGGCTCCCCCGCCAGCGGCAAGGTCTTTCAGATGCTTGCGGGCATCGACCCCCAGCGGGGTTTTCTCAGCGAGCTTCGTGCCGTCCTTCTTCGCGCCGCGAATGAGGTGAAAGATGTCAGTCACTGGTGTCTCCCCAGCGCGAGTCTTCCAGTCAACCTTCTTGAGCCGGTCGCGTACTTGGGCTTCGACGCCCTTAAACTCTGCGTCGGCGCGCAGATCGCGGATTTCGAGTTCGTTCATCAACTCCGTATTGATCGCGGCCAGTTGTTGAATCTTGGGGGTAACGTGATCGTTAAGGGCTGCCCCGACCAGCAGGTTCGCCGTTTCCACGACCAGATCAAACTGCTTCGAGGGGTCTTTCTCGGCGATGTATTTGCTACGCGCTTCGGGCATCACCTGGTTGACGAAGACCTGGGCCATGCTCACGCGCTCGCCAGGCTTCGGTTGAGTCTTGTCTGCCGGGGGCGCTTTGAGTGTCGCGTTCTCGTCCTCTAATTCCTTGACGCGATTCTTCAGCGTCTCGGCAGAGGGTTCATCAGGCGTCTCTTCTTCTGGCGTCTCCGTTGGCGGTTCTGTAGGAGTAGCTGGCGTCTCTTCTTCTGGAGGTAAGACCTCCTCTGGAAGCTCTTCGGGCGCTTCCTCGTTTGGCGCTGGTTCGTCCTTCGCGGGCACTTTCGAATCCTCAGCCATGTGCGGCCTCCTCACGCTGCGGCAAGGTCATATCGACTTGCCGTTTCGCTAACTGCAACTGCTCGACGGTGCGACGGCTCACGCGGCCATCGACGAGCTTAAACCAGGTCATTCCTGTCCACTTGTTGATACTGAGATAATTCATCAGCGCGATCACTTCATCCCACCGGCTGTCTTCATCGAAGCTCATTCCGCCAGTTCCGGCACCGGCTCCATCCGGCTGCGCTGCGCCTCCAAAAACAGTTGGTGGAGTGGACGCGCCACGACATCGTTTAGGACGTCTACGCGTACCGCCACTGGCGCGCACGTCGCGCAGGCCCGTGAGGTCTCCACGAGGAGATGGAGTTGTTCGCCGAGCGACTGCTCCAACTCCTGGCGGATGGTGACGTACCGAGGATCGTTCACCAACTCCTTGTAGGCTTCGCGCACGCGCTCGAACTTCTTCCGTGCCTCGGCTGCCTGAAAACGCTGGCGAGCGGCTTCCTTACGATGGGCGGGCGATAACTCCTTGAACGGGTTCAGCCAGCCGTTACGCTCAGTCATCCCAGCATCCCTTGCAGATCACGCTGGAGGTTAACCGGCGCACCATTCGACGGCACCAATCCCTGGAGACGACTGCTGCCACCAGAGGACGAACCCGCCGCAGACGCCGCTGTGGGAGTCGTGGGTGGCGTAGGCGGTGCCTCTAGCGGCAGCGTATCAACGAGTCGCGACCATTGCGAGTTGATCTGCGAGAGCGCGATGCGCAGGGCTTGCGGCATCGCCTGCGGCGCAAACTTCGAGATCATGTTGACCGCGACCATGTTGCTTTGCAACCGACTGTTCCGATCGAACTCAAAGAGCAGCGCCCTCGGTTGTAGCTGCTTCGCGATCTCTGGGATCTCCTCGTCTGGAATCTCCGGGAATCCTGGTATTTCATCAATCCACCCCAACCGCTTCGCCTGGTAGAGCATCATCAGAATCCACTCGCCGAGGGAGCGGAAGCCGGTCTCCAATGAGCGGATGTATTCCTTCATATTCGGCTCGACTTGAGCCAAGAGCATCGCGGTCTTGTTGCCTGGGGCGTCCGGATCAGTCGGGGATTCTCGACCGGACTGGAGCGAGGAGGTCTGTGTCTCCTCATCCGACTGCCGACGCATCAGCTCGAAGCCCTGGACGAGCGGGCCGAGGTGGGTCGTTGACATCGGCATCGGCTCGACTTCGTTCGGATCGGTCTTCCACGGCAATGTCAGATGGGGCGACCACCGGCGGTTGAGAATATGCGCCTCCGCCAAGCTGCCGGACTTGGCCTTGATCCGCAAGCTGTTCGCCATGTCCGCGCCGTTGAGATACAGCGAGAACGTCACGTTGGCCGCCGTGTGCGTGTCCCTCAAGTCCCACGCGATCCCGCGCTTGAAAATCCCCGGCTCCTCCTGGCGCGTGTGGAACAGAATCAGGTCGGCCTTATCCAGCCACCAGGGGAAGCCACGCATCCGCAGGACGGTGTTCGACTTGCGTTCGAACCACACCTTGTAGCGCGCGATCTCGCCCTTGAGCCGGTAGCGGATCGTGAGCCGAGCGACCTCGTAGTCCTCCATCGCCTCACGCGGGGAGGCGTCCTTCGAGTCGGTGCCGAACACATGACCTAAGACGTCCTCATCAATCGTGCCATCCGCCGCGAAGTCTTCCAGTTCCTGCCGCGTGTAGGTCTTCACATAGCCATAGACAGGCGAGCATTGGAGATCGGTCGGGCTGTTCAGGTGCGGATAGCACCGGAGGTCTTTGGCGGGAATGTGGACGGCGTCGGGGCGATTGACGGTGGGCGTGCGATAGCTGACCTCCCCACGAAACCCGCGCCCGTGCGCAAGCTGACTGTGAATCTTGCGGGTCTGGTCATTTTCCCGCCACGCAGGATAGTCCTGTTCAAAGCGAAAGAGGTCAGCGAGACTCGCGGCACTCACTCCATCAAACGCGGCGTAGCTGACGACGTCCCTCCGGATATCCTCGTGATACGCCCAGCAGGGGTCAAGCGCCCCCACCCCATGCAACACCGACTCAAAGATCGCCTGACTGACATCGTCGGTGATCTCTAACTCGTTGTCGACCTGATGATCCATCCCGCGCTCAACGGCGGAGACGGTGTCCATGTCGAGGGTCGGGCTGACGATCGCCCAGATCGGATCGGAGTCGAGATACGCTTGCTTCAACCGGTTGGCAATCTCACGGACTTTCTTCTTGGTGAGGGGGACATTCACACGAAACGCGCCAGGATACGGGTAGTCCCCGCCAGGCATCAAGCCTTCGAACTGATTCACTTCTTCCTCGAAGCGTCCATGGACATCCGCAAGGGCAGCCTCGATTTGTTCCAGGTGGTTCTTGAGCCATGCTTCGAGGTCGCCACGCTGCTGGTCAGAGAGCGTGACAGACAAATAGCCCGCTGGGGTTTTCTCCTCTGGCGTCTCGTCGAGCGGCTCCGCCGACAGGAGTTCACGATCAGGCATCAGGAGAGCGCTCCTCGTGCGAAATCATCCGCTACCCCACTCTGCCGAAAACCACACTCGCCGTGTGTGCGGCCACCAGTGATGCGTCAACGTCTTGAACCAATTCGACACCATGGAACTTGTGCGCTCCAAATACCATTGACGATAGCCCGGAAGGCAGAGCCAGAGCATGCGATGACGGAGGTTTTGCATCGCGAGGGCATAGGCTGCTCGCTTCATTCCCTTCTCCCAGTAGCACAGCGCCGTCTCATGCCCCCAAGCTAAGACCCATCGAGGCATGGTTCGCGCAACAGTGGCATACGGTTCGATCATGCCGCTACCATCTGCCTCTTGAGCCACGGCACCCATACCTCTTGAACCCTCGCCATCAACGCCCAGCGATCGAGGCGATGCTTGAGGGTGTCGTCCTGCAAAAACATGCCCGTCTGGAACGGCAGCTGCGTCAAATCGACTGGGATGGGGCGATCATCAGGCATCCCTGGAAACGGACACTCGATGCCTGTATCGGTCGGATAGCGTTTCAGCAGGAGTTGCGCCGAGAGCGTCTGATCGTAGAGATCTTTGCCGATCACCTTGATCAGATTCCCCAGCATCGCCAGGCCCATCCCAGCAAGATGCTCATCTGACTCGTCCATCAAATCATGGAAGCAGCAAGACGGCAGCACATACTCACGAACCCCGCCGGATTCGATGCGACTGACGTACAACGAAAGGGTCGGATAGACTTTGACTTGCTCCGTCACTAGCAACCTCCACGACGCTGGCGCCTTGGCTGCTTGCCAGTCGGCTCTTTCCAATTCGGCACGATGTCCCCCCTCACCACACGACGCGGCGACGGCACGGCGTGTGTCGTCGGCTTGCCTGCTACGCTCGCGGACTCGCGCATCAGTAGCCTCGCGGCTTAGACTTCTTGACCGGCTTCTTCTTCGTTGACTTCTTCGCCATCATGTCCTCCTGGTTAGCGTGCGGCAAAACTGATCCCATGATTCGCGGGAATCTCTGGATAACTCAGGGCATAGCCGCGTTCGCGCTGTTCTTGGCGCGTCTGCTCGGCTTGTGTGTTTTCCTTGTAGCGCCATTCGTCGGCGACGTGGTCTTCCCCTTTGGTGTCCAGGTCTTCGGGTCGCGTCTCGCTATGCACCAACCCTGGGACGGTGCGGATGAATGCCGCGCAGGTCGAGAAGATGTGGAGCGTCGTGCCGACGCGACCATCCGGCAGCGCGTAGGGCTTCAGGCGCTCACGACAGCGTTGCCAACCGGGGATGCGGTCGTGATTGCCGCGCAGGAGCGACCATCCGCGTGTCTCGAACAGTTCCGCAAGTTGCTCGCCGCCACTCGGCCCAGGCACTTCCTTGTCCTTCGGGCGATCCCCCCAAATCGCCGGATCAGCGATCACGTCTTCAATGCGCTCATCGAGCGGCGTGCGTTCCATGACCTCACGCCCCAGCGACGCATAGGTCAGGCCGCGCTGGTAGAGTTCGCGGTAGCGATAGGTGTGGCCTTCGGGATCGTCCGCCCACCACCCGACACTGCTCGGCGCTTCATAGCCATAGTCAATGCTAATCCGCTTGCGCCAGTGGGCCGGGATGGGAAACGGCGCGCAGACGTGGAGATCGCGATTCCACTCCGTGAAGTACTGCCCGACGAACAGATCCCAATTCCCCTCCTCCATCGCCTTGCGCATCGTGGGCGGCAGCGAGTGCAACGTCTCACGATAGCTCTCCGGCAGATAGGGATTTTCTCCTACGAGGGCGGGGATAAATGCAAACCGCTCCGACGGTAACTCGGCATCGTCGCCGGAGAAGTCCTGGTCGAGCCACAGCTTCTTCACCCAGGCATGTCCGATGCTGCCAGGATTCGTCGCCGCCAGGAACGGCGAATGCGCAATACCTGGCCAACGCTTGCGGAAGCGGAGATCATCGAAGGTCTGCCGGCGATTCTTCGTAAGTTCGTCCACCGCAATGGCCCCAAACTCCGCGCTCGCATACTTCGCGGGATCGTCGAGATTTCGCAGGGCAATAACGCCGCCACCATAGGCAGGATTGACATAGAATCCTAGCCCTTGTGTGGGCGTATCACGCACGCCCCCCAACCACACGGGAAACTCGCGCTTGATCTTCCCAATCTGCCGATCCTTGAGCGAGGGGTAATCCTCGCAAAACAATCCGACAACAACGTTCCGCAGCCCATCAATCCCCCACTTCACCAGCAATTCGACCAACGCCCAACGGATGATATAGCTTTTGCCTGGCCCAGCCGCGCCACCGAACAGCAGATATTCTGCGGTGTACATGGCGTTGAGAAACTTCTCCTGCGAGGGCAAGGGGCGAATGAGATCCCTGCGGAGGTCGTAGGTGAGCCTGGAGGATGGGGCGAGCGCCTGGGGGCTAGACATGACCGTTCGCTCCGCGGACGCTCAAGGTCGGCGCGTCGACCGTGACTTGTGACCCTGGAGCGGCGAAAATCAGCAGAGGCGCCTCGTCGGTCGGGAGTCGTTCCTCTGATGGCAGGAAATACTTGCGAGAGTCGAGGAGGAGCGGCACGCAGCCGCGCAGCGCCTTCTCCACATACCGCTTGGCGAGCCTACTGGACACCTTGGTGAGTTCGCGCTCGAAATTCTTCGAGCCACGTGGACGGCCATGGTTGCGTGGTGGAATCGTGCCAGGCATGAAATGGCCGTTTGCGGCGCGCACTGTAGTAATAGGCAATCCGTGAATCCCAGCCCCGTTGCCCTCACTCATCTCACTCATCCTACCGCTCGCATGATCGAAACGAGCGCCCACACGACCGCGAGGGATGCCGTCGCCAGCAGACCCCAAACCAAGCGATACTCAAACGCAGTCATGGGTCAGGATGCTCTCAGGCACACTCAACAGGTCGTACCGTCCGACTCTGATGAGTCGTTGTCGTTCTGTGAGTTCGATAGGGCGCGGCGAAGCCGCCTGCGAAGCAGGGGGTAATTCTTTTTCTTGATGATTAATGACGGTTAGAACCTGTAAGTTGCTATCTTCAGAAGGAGTTGCGCTATTTTGGAGACCCTGCATGACGCCCTTTAGCGTCCCACATGACGCCCTTTCTTCCTGAAAGGGCGTCTTAACTATGACGCCCTTTCTTCCTCCGTTGGCTGAAAAGGGCGTCGTGGATGACGCCCTTTCTCCTAAGAGCTTGTGCACGTTCAAGATAAAGTGCCGACGATGACTACGACCATACCGAGAGGACTCCACCGAGAGATAGCCAGCGGCTTCCAGGCTCCGAATCGTCCGCTGAAGCTGCCTAATCCCCAACTGCGTCTTTTGAGCCAGCGAGCGCATGCCGGGGAAGCAATTGGTGCCTTGGTCATTCGCATGATCGGCGAGCGCCATCAACACAAAACGGGCTGTGGCAGCCAGCGGAGACTCCCAAACCCCCGACATGAGCTTAATACTCATCCTGCCTCCTGTGGCGCAAACCGCTTCACACAACAGTCCCTCAACCACCGAATGCTCATGCGTCCACTCCTGGCGGCAACTGCCGCTGATCGTCACGAAAGCACGTGGGGTTCTGAAACCGCCACGGGATCGCTTGGCGGGATCCCTGTTCGTCAGCAGTCAGGGGCGGGCGCTCGCAACTGACAATCCACACCTCGTCCCCTGAGTTGAACGCTGAGAACCCGATTGGCTGCCACCCCGAAGGAACCTGCTTGCAAATCGCATAGGTATGTTTGGTCTTGTAGGGACACACGTACCGAACGAGGTGGTGATGATGGGAGACGGCTGCGCGAGTTCGCGCCGTCGGTGACTGCGTAGCCTGGATATGCATGCGGTTTCACAAACAGGCTATTATCGCTCAGTTGTGACACAAAGTAAGCTGTTTACCCCGACCTCCATAAAATAGTTTGGCGGAGCAGAAAATCCCTCTACAAAATAGTCAAATGGATGCGAATGAGTTGGCATACACGCAAATGAACGAGAAAACGCCTCTCAAAAGCGAACAAACCAGTTAAATTCAGGGTTTGCGTTGCTGGCTGGCTGAGGCATAATGACGCCATCACCAGGGCGCGGTGCCCAACCCAGGGAGGGAAAGATGGAAACCTGCAAGTGGCAAGGCAGACAACGGGACTGTGGCGACCCCGCACCGAATCATGTGGTCGTGGGAGACTACGAGACGTGGCTGTGCCATTTCCACATATCGGTGGCATGGCGCACGGGACGCCCCTATAGCGCGGCGAGCGCTCAGCACGCCCAAAACCGTGTGCACTTCGAGAAAGTGGCACAATGACTCCGCATATCTTCTACGCCTCACCCACCAAAGTAAAACTCTCCGCGCCTGTCCACCTCGGCAAACCCTATCGCGCCGAGTGTGAAGAGTGCGGCTGGACGCGCACGTATCTCACGCAAGAAACCGCCGACTGGGGTGCAGATCGACACGCGGACGCGACTGAACACGGAGATTGCTGGACGTTCCCCAACTATCTGGAGGCCACATGACCTACACACCAGGCCCGTGGGAGGTAAAAGGACCCATCCACGGATATGACCGGAGTGTTTTCAAGGCAGGAAGCAAACTGGCGATAGCGGATATTTGCTCAATCGGCGGTGCGTTAGAGAAAAGTAAAGCCAACGCCCGTCTCATCGCCGCTGCGCCAGAGTTGTTAGCGGCGCTCAAGGACACCCTGCCTATCCTGTATTGGGAACTAGAAAAACATGGCGTTGATCCTGTGCGTCGATATCAACAAGCGAAAATGGCGATTCTCCACGCGGAGGGACAGGCTGGAGAAGTGCATCTACTGTAAGGGGAGCGTCAACGTTGGAGATCAACCAGAGTGCCCTTTCGACTTTTGGGTGAATTGGGCAAAAGATTACAACGCTGATTTGGAAGGCAGGACGGGAATATGAGGCAGCCCACGCGGAGGGAAGTCATGTTTGATCCGATGACGGTAGAACAGATCGAGAATTACCGGAGGGTTCTCGTGGGCATGATTGGTCCCTATGCCCTCCTCATGACACCGGAACAGATTCAGACGTACCGCGACGCCTTCCAGCGCCGCATCAATGCGGAGGGACGGACATGACGCCTCAGCTATCGGCAGAACCCTTTACCTTCGAGACGGCGCAAGAGATACTCGGCGTGGCGCGTGGTGTCCCGCCATCGCCTGTGCCGGTCTTATCGGACGCGGGCGATCCTTCCCTGGACGCGCCACGCCTTTTTCCGTGCAAGCAGCCAGGATGCCCTGGCCACAAGCGGGACTACCAGGTGACGACCCACCGGCTGTGGGATGAATTCTTCGCGCCGAAGGCACAGCGCAAGGCGCGACGGGCGCAACGGATAACGCGGCTGACGAGACGGAGGGCGAACGCATGACCATCCGCATAGAGGCATGCCCGACGCACGGCCTGACGACCTTCGCCTCGTATTACGCGGCGGTTGGCGGCCTGAAGTATGGCTGTTTAAAGTGCCATTGGGACGAACCGTGTCTCGCGCCAGGGTGTCAGCCTGGCGTACCCTACACGGCGGATGTGATGACACCTCCGAAGGAGGACTCGACATGACGACGAACTTACAATCCAGTGGGATCGCGGCGATGGCTCGCTATCGCCAGGAACACCCAGAGGAATGGAAGCGGAAAATGTCCGAGGGAAAGCAACGTGCGAAGGCGCTCCGCCTCGCGACGATGCCACCCCTGCAAACGAATCGCCACGAACTCACGATTGCCATTGCGCGATACGAGCGCAGCACCTACGTCAAAGGCACGTCGCGCACCATGCGGTTGCTAAACTGTCCACTGGACGAGCGCGAACTGTTCGAGGCCATCGAGGCGCACGTCCAGCACCTGCGGTCATCCAATGCGGTGGCGGCTTGCGCCAAACCGAAGTCGCTACATATTGCGTGGTAAGGGAGGGCTATGATGTCAGACGGTGATTCGAAGCTGAACGTTGTTGAACACGACGTGCTTGCCCCAGAAACGGAATTATTACCTGTGCATGACGGAGGCGAGTTCGACGCCGCCCTCGTTCAGCGGCTCGATCTCGCGGTCGAGTCGTATAAGAAAATCGTGGGCATCAGCATCAAGTTGACGAACGCCTGGGATTGGAGCGATCTCGGCGGGAAGCCATATCTCCAATGTTCGGGCGCAGAGAAGATCGCCTCACCGTTCAAGGTCAGCATGGGAGTGCCAACGAAGGAGCGACTCGAACGCACGGACAAAGACGGGAAGCCGTATTATATCTGGGTCTTCCAGGCCATGTTCACGTCGAGCCAACTCCGACGCACCATCGTCGCGCAGGGTAAATGTTCAAGCCGCGATCAATTCTTCGGAAAGAATGAAGAGGGCTACAAAGAACTCGACGACGTGAAAGAAGAAGACGTGTTGCAGGCGGCCTATACGAACCTCTTCAACAACGGTGTGCAGCGGCTCTTGGGTATCCGCAACCTGACGTGGGAGCAACTCGCGCAGGGCGGCATCGCACAGGACAAGGTTGGCAAAGTCGCCTTCCGCAAAGGTGGACAGGGCGGCGGACAATCCGCCACGGCATCTTCCGGCGACTGCGTCAGCCCGAAGCAAGTCGGCCTGGTTATGGCTCGTCTGACGACGGCGAAGGTTGATCCGAAAGCACTCATGGCGCACCTCGAAGTCTTGGGCATTGGACGCGACGTGAATAAAATCCCGTGGCGTCGGCTCGATGAAATCCTCAAATGGATTGCCGACCAACAGGCACGTCAGCCAGGGTGGGAAGGGTGATGCCTGACCAAGAACAAGTCTCGCTCGCAACCGCCTGGATCGCGGACGTCGCGACGGAACTGAAGAAGCTCGATGATGAGCACGTCGCGTCGCAGATTACGCGCATCCCGCATACGAGTAATTGGGCCAGCGAGCTAGGATTCCCGTGCGATCTTCACTTGGCACACAACCGCGTACACTGGCAAGAGAAGCCGCTCCACGACGTGCGGCTTCAACGTATCTTCAACGAGGGGCGCAAACAGGAGGGGTTGATCCTCCGCGAGTTAGAGGACATGGGCGTCACGGTCTACGAACGCGGCGTCAAGCTCTCCGGCGATTCGCTGTTCCAGTCGTTGAAGATCGGTGGAGAAATGGATGCCACGGTCAACGTCGGAGCCATTGCGCACCGGCTGCCCGTCGTGCCAGGCATTGACTGGGATCGCAAGCGCGTCGCGATCGAGTGCAAGTCGCTCGCGCCATGGATATTCGACAAGCTCGTGGACTACGACGCGATCATGACGGACAAGCGGCACTACGTTCGTCGATGGGCGGAGCAGATTCAGTTGTATCTGCTGGGTCATAGCGATGAGGCGGGGATGTTAATTGCTAAGAATAAGTCGACTGGGGAACTGCGCTACATCCCCATCGTCCTCGATCTGGAGGCCTGCGAGCAGTTGTGCCAGAAAGCGAAGCGGGTCAACGAAGCCGTGGCGCGGTGGGAGAAAGCACAGACCGACGACGCGCTGCCTCCGCCGCTTCCTGAGTGGCGTGAAGACCTCTGTCGCGAATGCCCGTGGCTCGCCCGATGTCCGATCAGCCGGAACCTTCCAACGACCGACGTGAGTGATAATGAGGAACTGCTCGAACTCCTCGAACAGCGCGAGGTGCTTCTGGAACAACAGAAAGACTACAACGACGTCAAGGAATTGATCGACGCGAAACTGGAGCCGATCGAAGGGCAGAACACGATCATCGGTGGGAGATTCCAGGTGCGATGGCACAAGGTGGTGCGTCCAGAGAAGACAACACCCGCCAGCGAGTACTATCAGAAACGGATTGCCAAGCTGCCGGAGGCCGTGCGATGAGTATGGCACTATTAACTGCTTGCATCCATGAACTCCGTAGTGTTCGATCTTGGCAACTACATCGGATTAGCCCCACAACCTATACGCACGACCTGCGACTTAGTCCGAATCTCTCTGGCATGATTCGTGCGGGGCGCTGCTATCGCTGCAAGATCGGACGAGGGAAATGGTTCTATGGGATTGACCCTCTGAGCGCCGTACATGATGCGATGAAGTATGCGGAGGCACGGCCATGACTCAGCACGCAGCGATCTTACGCTTGTTGCGCAGCGGCCCCAAGACCACCAACGAGATTCTCGCCTCACCGTTCGGTCTGGCCAGCGAGTATCGAAGCCGCATCTCCGAACTACGGCAGCAGGGCTACGAGATCCGATGTGACATCAGGCGAGGCGGCACGAGCGTATGGACGTTGGTGAGTGAGCCGCTGAAGGCCGATGTGGACGGACAGTACGGCTGGGACGCGGGAGGCATGCACCCATGAGATTCTCCTGTGGCTGCTCCGTGGACGAAGATGGTACCCGGCTGGAGAGTTGTCCAAAGCCTGGGACTAAGTTCTGCGACCATCCAAGACAGCCAGAAACAGAATCAAATGAGAGCAAAGATGAAGAATACAAAGATTAGCTCTGCACTCAAAGCGGCGCATGCCAACCCATCTCAGAAAGCAAAATACAGCGCCGCGATGCGTCGTCGATGGGATAATCCTGCTGAGGTGGCAAAATTTGTAAAACCTCACTCAGAGGAAACTCGTAGAAAGATAGGCCTTGCCCGCAGGACAGCTTTTGCAAGGGGTGGCGCGGAAGGGCTAGAAGCATTTCGACAGTCATCTCGGCGCGGGCATCGCACTGCACAAGCGATAAACAGACACAGGCTTGCCGCCTTGAAAATGTGGAGCGACCCAGCGTTCGAGGACAAGCAGTGGCCTCACAAACGTTGCGGAAATGTTGGAATTTTCCATTCGGCAAAATCCGGTCTTGATGTGTGGTTTGGTTCAAGTTATGAATTAAGATCATGCAGGGCGCTCGAAAGTGATATCTCTGTCATAAGATTTTCCAGGCCGTCCTTCACCGTGCCATATTTCATAGAAGAAGAGAAACACAGTTACCGTCCAGATTTTATTGCATTTATGAGGGATGGAACGGTGGCGGTGATCGAAGTAAAAGCTATCTGGCAGCTGTTTCACCATGAGAGAAAACTCATTATTATGAGAAAACTACGCGCACTGAAATCCTATTGCGAATTGCGAAAATATCATGCTGAGCTATGGCTAGGAGAGAGTTTAGAAAAACACTCAATCTCAGCTATGAGATTATCATGACGGATTACCAAGAAATTGGCATGGAGATAGGTAGGCTTCTAAACGAGAAGCAAGTGAATTATGGAGACAGCTTTGCACATTGTCCAGAAATTCTGAGAGTGCTCTACCCCGATGGCATCCCTGTCACGCAGTATGATAATGTTCTCTGGATGGCGCGTATTTTCGATAAGTTCTTCCGCTTGGCCACTGGTGCGCCAGATGCGGAAGATCCGATTCGGGATATAGCTGGGTATGCCTTGTTGCGGTGTGTGGAGAAATAGAGGAGCGCGAATGAGTGACTATCGCGATGGGTTTGATGTGGTGCAGTCGGCTGCGAAGACGCAGGGCGGGCGCGGCGCTACCCTGAAATGCAAACAATGTGGCAAGGTCACCAAAAGCAACTGGGGAATGTCCAAGCGCCATGCGCAGTCCCATCAAAATCTTGATTCCAAGCCACCGACGCAGCCAAAACCTGACGACGCCACGCTGGCTTGAGTCGGGCGGCATTACTGACTACACGGTGGTAGTGCACGCGCCACAAGATGCCTCCACATATCTGTCTGGTGGGCAAGTGGAGCGTCGAGTAATTTTAGTCAGCCACGCGCCGCTCGGCATTCAGCATCAGCGACAGTGGATGGAAGATAACCTCGTCGAGCCAGGAGAATGGTATTTATCGTTGGATGATAACATCACGGACTGGACGGCGCTCGTGTCTCCGCAATATGAAGGCGAGCGTGCCTCAGTCAAATCGCGCAGCGATGGGGCGCTCTGGAAGCAGTGGTTCTGTGGTTCCTGTCCACCCAAACGGCTGGTGACGGAGATTGTGCCGGAAATGATTGCCGAATCCGAGCGCGTCGGCGCACATCTGGCAGGGTTCGCGGTGACCGATAACTATTTCTACCGAGAACGCAAGTGGTTGAAGTGTGCATTCGTGGTGACCAAAGCCTGCCTGCGCAGGAAGCGCGATATTCGGTGGGATCAGGAATTCTCCACCATGGATGACCTAGATCAGACCGCCACGCATTTGCTCCGTGATGGTGTGGTGCTGGTGAACAACTTCTCGGTGCCAGAGAAGAAACACTATGAGGCAGGAGGCATCGGCACGTGGAAGGAGCGCGGGTATCGTAAGGCGATAGAAGCACAGCGGCTCTGCGAGAAGTGGCCTGGGCTGTTTACTACTGTGCAGCGACCCAACGGACACACGGACGTGTCCCTGGCAATTGATGAACGCAGCGTGGAGGCGTGGAGAAAACGCATGGTCATGCGGGGACAGCCCACTCTATTTCCAATCGAGGAGTTCAAATGAAACAACAGACCATGTTTGAAATGGTGATTCCAGGAAATTCGGACGTCACTGTGAGGGCGCTCCATCCACCTGAGCGCGGCTATGAGATTCGCTGGACGCTCAAGACGGGCAGCCAGGTGACCCTGTTGTTTGAGAGTCTCGACCCGCTCCACGAGATGATCAGTCGGTTGGGGATGCTGGAACGCGCCAGCGAGGATAGCCATGTGGCTGCGTGAGAACACGTTCAATCGGCTCTATCTGCAGGCACTCGCTACGCTGTTGGCGCAGGGACAGCCGCAGCCCAGTGGGAACGGGAGCACGATAGAACTGCACCCCGTCGCCCTCCAACTTACCGATATGCGCTATCGCTCCCTCTGCTTGCCACAACGACGCAAGAATTTGCTCCTGCAACTGATCGAGTTCCTCTGGATTTGGAACGGCAGCCGTGAGCTAGAGCCGGTCGCTTTCGCCGCGAAACAGTGGCGCCAATATTCCGATGACGGACAGACGCTCTGGGGGGCGTATGGACATCGGCTCCGCTACGCCAGTAGCCATGGATTCGACCAGATCAAGCGATGCATCGAATTGCTCCAGCGCGACCCGTCCTCTCGCCAGGCGGTTATGACGATCTGGGATGGCGGCAAAGACTTGGCGGAGCCGCATAAAGATGTGCCCTGCAACGATCTGCTACACTTTCTCATCCGAGATGGGAAACTCGATCTGACCGTGTTTGTGCGCAGCAACGATATCCTCTGGGGCACCACCTACAACGTGTGGAATTGGTGCCAACTGCTGTGCGTGATAGCGGATCGCCTGGGAGTGCCTCCAGGAGTCTACACCCACTTCGCCGATTCGCTCCATCTCTACGACGTACACCGCGACCACGCTGCTGCCATCCTGTCCGCTGGTCAGGAGCCGCCTGATCTCGGCTGGCCGACGGACGGCGCGACCGACGCCCAGCTGGAGTGGTGCTGGCGCTCGGTGCTTGCCGTGATTGCACAAGGCGATGTGGCGATCATCAACCGGATGCAGAGCGGGTCGTTCTATGCGCTCCCTCCATTTTGGCAAGACTACATGCGCGCAACCTTTCTATGTATGTTCTGCAAAGTGGGCGCGAGTCGTGCCGACTTCGCGTGTTCTCTGCTCGACCCCATCTCGACTCAGGCGATCAAGGTGGAAACGGGTCGCGCCTTCTACCAGTGGGCAGTAAAGCATTACCTGGCGCAACCCAGAAGCGTGGATCACTGGCTGGAGTCACTTTCTTCAGATGAGCGCCGCTATGTCACAGAAAAACCCTGCCTGGCCGTCTCATGACCCCCGCCGACCTCGCGGAGATGCTGGAGAAAGTCCCTCCAGGCTTCCTCGGCATCAAGATCGTGGACTTGTTGCGCTGGCAAGCGGCACACGGGAAACGCCTCCTGAACATCGGCTACTACGGCGAGACGGCGTACCGAGATTTCTACAAAAGGGAACGCACGAATGCGACGGCGCGAGAGGCGATGAAGCGAGTGAGTAAACTCACGACAAGCATAGGAGGATGAGATGAGTAGTGCGGACACCGACTTGCGCGAGCAGGTGGAGCAGGTGTTTCAACGTGACGGGTATACGGTGATGCAATCCGATGACGACGTGATTCCCTGTCGT